GAAGTTTTTACTACGGGTGCATTTACGTTTGAGTTTGTCATTGTGTTAGCTCCTATGCTACTGATTTACGAAGGTTTAGTTTAGCTTGACGTGCAATTTTACGAGCACGTTTCCACTCATCACGAGCAGATTTCTGTCTGTCGCCAGACTGTCCAACATTGGACGGTTTTCGTTTAGTCATCTTGATGAAGTTTTGCATTTCGTATCGCATGTATTTTCTCCTGTTGGCGGTTACGTTTAGCCTTGCCACCTTTTTTAGGCGGCACGACTTGTGGTGATTTACGCTCCTGTAACATAGCCTTTGCCACAGGGTTACGGTATGTTACAGAAGTTTTCTTAGCCATGTTCAAATCCATATGTTACACATTCCACATGATACCTAGACACTACGTCACCAGTATCCAAGGCACGGTTGGCACGATTGCCAGCCACGTATTCGCACCATGTATTCCACCAGTATTCACTGCCCTCTTGCTGAGTAAGCTCAACATACTGCTCAACCTTCTTGCGTACTGTAGTGGGTTTCATGCCTGATGGTGGCGTCTTCACAAGGTTAGGTGATATACCTAACCGCTTGATATTGTGGCTGTCTATACATGCCACATTGAAACCAAGGCATTGAGCTAGGAAGGCAGCTTTGACCATGCCAAGGTTAGGCACAGCCATGAACAGTTGTATTACATCAGCACACGCCTCTACACTGTCATAACCTTTGCTGTCCACTATGTGGTACAGCTTGCCGTACAAGAACTCTTTGTTCTCGTTTAGGTACTCGTAGCCATCAGCTTTCTTACCCCATAGGCAATCGGCTTGGTAGAAATCACGTTCTACTTTGACCATGCTACCACGTACTGTAGACAGGCCAGCTTGTATTGTAAGCAACACAAACAAGCCAGTGTTTACCAAGGCATCTGGGCCACGCCATTTTACGAAAGCTTTAATTTCATTTACATCACGTTGATACATTGTATCGTCCTTTTAAAAGTGTCCAACATTGGACGGTTTCAATTTGGTAGTTAGTATATGTATACGTTATATATACTTTCACTAAAGTATCAAGTATATATAACTTATACTATACATAAAGGTTAAGCCCATTCAGCATGAATGTTAGCTTGTTCAAGCCACCGCATAGCAGTGTCTATGTCTGGAGCACCATGATCCATACAAGCATTGATGCTTGCATCCTCAATGGCACGTTCCTCTGCAAGTTGGTATTCCAACTCACGCTGTAAATAGTCCACCATTTCTGGTGTTGGCACAATACCACGAGGTCTGATGCCATGTACATCTTTGTACAAGTCACTGAAAAAATCTAAATCCATAATAAACTCCGTTTAAAGTGTCCAACATTGGACGGTTTCAGTTATCTTTAGTATTATACATATGTTATATAACACTTTCACTAAAGTTTCAAGTGTTTATATAACTATGTAATACTACTTGTCAAGTGGCCTCTCACAAATTGTGATAAACCCCAACATTGCAATGGGAACCGCAATGCCAATGAGTATGTGCAAGTGACCATTGAGTGACACAACGGCAATGGTCAAATAGGTAAGTAATACAAGTATTACAGACCAAGCAATAGCGAGAATAATTTTCATGATACATCCTCCGTGCCTATGGCACTTTTCCATCCACTATCGTAGATAAGTGTTGGTTCATGTTCTTTTAACTCTTTAGGAGTTAATGTGTTAGCAATCAAAGTGTCCAATGTTGGACGGTTTTCTTCATGTGCCTGTGACAATTCAACGAATTGTGCCATGGCTGCATCCAGCATATACTGCTGAATGCTTGCTTGTGTTTTCGGTAACAAGTACCGAATTGATGTGCTATCCCTACGGCTCATGCCGCTGCCTTTGCTGCAGGAATAGCTGCCATCAGATCTTCAATGATCTTTTCAAGATCCAAACCATTGAGTTCAGCTTGAGCAATGATGGTGTTTACCATCACCTTGTGAGTGATACGAGTCCTAGCTGCATCAGCCTTTGGCTGTTCGGTAGCCTCAGACTGTCCAACATTGGACGGTTCTGCTTTAGCAGGTTGATCTTCATCACTGCCTTTGGCAGCTTTACGCATTGCAGCTTGTAAAGCTGTAAGAGATGAGCCTTTAAAGCCAGAGGCTTCTATGAACTCACGACACTCTTTTTCGTTTTCAACGAACCACAAAGCTTCTGAACGACGACGACGATCAATTTGCTGAATACCATGTGTTCGGAGAACATGTGTTGGTATTTGACCTTTATCGGAGCTAGACTGAGCCTTCAACTCTTGTAAGAGTTTACCCAAACGAGTGTCAAAGCCATTGGCTTTAATGGTCTGTTTCAGACTGTTAGTCTGTCTCCAGATTGATCCAAGGGCTTTGCCCTCTTTCACTAAAGCGTCGATTGAAGTTCCTGAAGTTTTAGCTGAGTTTTTCATCGGTTTATCCTTTTATCTATATTCTGTTTATATGAGAGAACCTATATCTCTCACAAATAGTGAGATATAGTTCTCTTTATAAACGATTAGAATATAGTATAAGTTCTGTCAAGTCGGTTCTTCACATGTGATCCTCTGTGCCTGTCGTTTCCCATGCTACTGCAGTAATTACAAGTAATTACGAAGTTCGTGCGCTAAACTCGTGAGGCTAGTTTGGGTAGGGCAAACTGTTGGTGTTGCATATATATCACAGTATAACTGTGGCATGTCCAATGTTGGACACTGTTGGTTTGAAGATGATGTGACCATCACCATAGGTGGGTGGTGTAAATGTGCATCGGCACTGCAACACACCATCGGTGTCATAATACCCCACTATAATTCATACTTTAGTATGGCAACTGATTGCATAACAGTTGTCGCACTGTTGTAACCTGTTGTTTTTGTTAGGGTTCCTCGTGTACTGGTGTAATGTGTGTCACATAATGTGTGCACCAACGACACATGCACATGATGTGCGCTATGTATGTGTGTCATGCAAAGGCAGGCAGGGGCCATGTGGGGGGTGTACGTTATATATACATGTATAAATACACAGATCAGTAAAATACACTGTTAACCACTATATACATAAGGTGGTTTACACAGTCATATGTATGTTATACTATAACAATGTACGTGCTATCACTAGGTAACGGAATGTTTCAGTATATCACATAATGTTACAATAGTACGATTAGGGGTTGACATGTATCATAGAATGTGTAAAACTATATATGCTAGTTAGGGTAGGGTCACTATAAGTGATACACGTACAGTGATACACTTACAATCACATATAATAATCTCTTAAATATACAGTAACTATAAATATACTATAAGTACACACGTACAGTGATACACTTATAGTGTATGTCTCCGAAGGTAACACTTGTAAATGAAATATCGCTGTAGGCGAGTCTCTTTATTATTTGTACAAATTAAGTATTGACAATGGCAAAGAAATCAGTAAAACTATATACAGACAATGTTCTTGAAGAATTTTACCGACACGTATTAGATGGTAATCTTGAAGACTTACATATTCCCCATAGTGATGTATTTTATGTAAAGACTGCAGTGGAGGCTCACTACGGTCGTAAATTTACGTTAGAGCATGTAGAGTGGGCTATGAGAGCAGAAGGTTGGACTGACGAAAAATGAGTATACCTGAAAGAGTTAAGAATAAGATGAAAGAGGAAGGACTCTCTGGTGTTAACAAACCTAAGAGGACACCTAAGCATCCTAAGAAGTCACACGCTGTAATGGCTAAAGAAGGTGACACATATAAATTTATTAGATTCGGACAGCAGGGTGTACGTGGTGCTGGTAAGAGTCCTACAACTGCAAAAGACAAAGCTCGTAAGAAGAGCTATTACGCAAGACACAATGCTCAAGATGCTAAGCCTAGTAAGCTAAGTGCGAGATATTGGTCACATAAAGTTAAATGGTAATATAGGAGATATACCAATGGGACTATTGAGTGCAGCAGCTAAAGCAGCTAAGAAATCTAAAGTAGGTGTAAAGACCAAAGACGTACCTGCTAAAACTAAAGCTGCTATGGAAGAAGCTGAGAAGAAACTTAAAGCAGCAGCAGAGAAAAGTAAAGTTCGTAAAAGTGAAGCAGCAGCTAAGGTAGTAGAGAAAAAAGGTTCTGTTGCTAAGAAGATGACTGTTAGTGCTACTGACATTAAACAAGCTAATACTGCTAATAAACTATCTACTATGCAAAGACGTATTGATGATATGCCAGAGGGTTTACGTAAAAAGACTATGCAAAACATGTTAGATAGGCAAGTAGCAGAGTTTGAAAAGATGCAAGCTGAAGAAGTATCACGTGCCTCACGTAAGTCAGCACAGGCAGCGGCAGATCGTAAATCTAAACCTGTAACACTTCCTGAGATGCCGTTTGCTAAAGGTGGACTAACTAAACCTTCTGATGATCAAACTGGTTTAAAGAAACTACCTACTGCTGTACGCAATAAGATGGGCTACATGAAGCGTGGTGGTAAAGTTACTAAGGGTCACGTAGATATGCGTAAAGGTGGCTTGTTCTACTAGTGAGCATAGAAAGTGATATACGGGATTGGTCACGTAAAGTATTAGAAGTACCTAATGACACTTTAGGTGGCTTACCCGCATGTCCGTATGCACAGCAAGCATGGAAACAAAACAAAGTACGTGTAATAGAAACTAAACATCTTGGTATTGAAGCTATTACACAAGCTAATCTGTTTGACAATACGTATGACTTAGTTGTAGTTGCTTCATATTATTTCCCTTCTCCACTACAGCTTAAAGAGTTTACTACATTTTTAAACGATACATACACACATAGAGATTTGCACATAATGGAGTTTCATCCTGACTATGGTGCAGAAGATGCAGACTTAGACTTTTTGTATGAACATGAGTGGGAATCTGACATAGAGGACGAATATGCAATGTTGTTTATTCAGTCTCTTAGTAAAGTAGATGATGCAAGTTTACGACTAGAAAAGCTAGGATATTATGATGTGTATCCTAAAGATGAGTATGAAGCACTCGTATTAGATAGAAGAAAACGGAGACAGAAACAATGGCAATGAAACCTAGAGCAATGAAAAAGAAAACACCTATGCGTGGTGGTGGTATGGCTAAAAAGAAAACTATGATGCGTGGGGGCGGTATGGCACCTAAAAAGAAAATGATGCGTGGTGGTATGGCCTCTAAGAAAAAGAAGTAATGTGGATTGCAGTTGTTTTAATTTGCGTTTCTCCTGTAGATGTTAAAACTTGTGACGTACTAGTTCGTACTGATCAAGGGTTTTTTAGTAAGGCTAGTTGTATAGCTCAAGTAGAAGAAGACGTAAGTATCATGACAAACGGTAGAAACTTCTACGCCCGTTATCAATGTTATCAAATGCAAGGCACAACTTAATGACTCTTATTTCTCACTTCCCTTTACCTAGTATGCCTTTTCAAACTCATGAGAATATTATATTTGAGAAGGCTGACAAAGATAGGTCCAGTAGGAACAATGAAGAATATAAACCAGAACAACCTAATCGCATTACGCCCGATACACCAGTAGAAGATTTAAAGCTAGTAAATCAGATGTATGCGTATAATCCTAATCCAAACAAACTACGTACACCTGACGGTCAGATCGTAGACTTTATAGTAGCATGAGAAACTAAATGGTAGCATTATCTTACGATACAGCAACTGAAAGTATTGCAGTTACAGCCACTTCAGGTGGGGCGAGTAGTAATGTTTTATATACTTGCCCTAATAACCATGATGCAGAAATTGCATTTTTACATGTAAGTAATGGGGCTGCATCTACTGGTAATATTTCTATTCAATGGTATCACAAAGAAGATGATGCGTATTATACTATAGTTGATAATAAGTCTATAGCAGGTAATGATGTTTATAATATGATTACTTCAGATAGATTATATATACATGCAGGTGATAAGATAACTGTATTTAATGGTGGTGGTAGCATGGGTGTTACTATCTCCGTAAAAGAATACTTTAATCCTAACAGGCGTCAAAATGCATAACGGGGTTGCAATCTTATCTATACTATGTTATAACTAAGTATGATATAACTATCTCCATAAGGGTAAGTATTACTTACCTTAATATAATATAGGAGATAGAATATGTTTAAACGTATGTTTCAAAAACTACAAAAAAATCAGCAACGCAGAGCCGACTATTGGATTCTTATGAATCTAAGTGATAAGGAACTGCACGATATGGGGATCAGTCGTGGCGAAATCAGGCAAAAAGTCTACGGTTAATGCGGCTGGAAATTATACCAAGCCTACTTTGCGCAAGCGTTTGTTTGAGCGCATTAAGCGGGGAACCAAAGGCGGGAAGGCAGGTCAATGGTCTGCACGTAAAGCACAATTACTCGCCAGTGAATACAAAAAAGCGGGTGGGGGCTACAGATAGTGGCTCTCTCTAAATCTCAAAAGTCTTTAAAGAAATGGACTAAGCAAGATTGGCGAACTAAAAGTGGGAAGCCTAGTGCTAAAACTGGTGAGCGTTATTTACCTGCTAAGGCTATTGAGTCTCTTAGCAGCGGTGAGTATGCCGCTACAACCAGAGCTAAACGAGAAGGCACGAAGGCAGGTAAGCAGCATGTGGCTCAACCTAAAAGCATTGCAAAGAAAACCGCTAGATACAGGAGAACCTGATTATGGCCCATACTATTATTGATGACTATAAAGTATTTCCACGACTAATGATGTTAGTTGTAACTATTCTTACATATCAATCTGTACATTGGTATATGGCGTTACCTGATCCTACTAACGGACAAGCTGGTCTTGTATCTGTTTGTATGGGTGCACTAACAGGTTGCTTTGGTATTTGGATGAATAAAGAAGCAAAAACAGATAGAGGCAGTAAATGATTCAAGCATTTATTGGCCCAATAGCAAGTCTAGCAGGAACATGGTTAAATGGTAAAGTTGAAACTAAAGCTGCCGAAACTAAAGTTAAAGTTGCCAAAGCTGAAGCTGAAGCACAGATTATGCTCAGTCGGGCGACTAGTGAAGCAGACTGGGAAAAAATTATGGCTCAAGGTAGTCAGTCTTCGTGGAAAGACGAGTGGCTGACTATTTTATTTTCTATACCACTAATACTTGTATTTACAGGTGACTGGGGTAGAGAAGTAGTGCAGAATGGTTTTGTAGCGTTAGACAGTATGCCTCAGTGGTACAGCTATACATTAGGTGTAATTGTGGCTGCTTCATTTGGTGTACGTTCAGCTACTAGATTTTTTGGGAAGAAGTAATGACATTTAAGTTAAGCAGCAGAAGTATGAAAAAATTAAAAGGTGTAGACGAAGGTTTAGTTGCAGTCGTAAAGGATGCTATTGGTATTACAAAAGTAGACTTCGGTGTTACCTTTGGACTACGTACTTTGGAAGAACAAAAGAAATTATACGAATCTGGTAGATCACAGACTATGAAGTCTAAGCATCTTGAGGGTCGTGCTGTAGATCTAGTCGCATATTTTGGTTCAGACATTTCTTGGGAACTCAATGTCTATGATGATATTTGTGATGCTATGGCTGAGGCTGCTAGAAAAAACGATGTAGCAATTAAATGGGGTGCTGCATGGAGTGAAGGAGATATACGAGGATATGCGGGTACTGCAGAAGACGCAATGAACGCATACGTAGATCTCCGTAGGTCAGAAGGACGTAGACCCTTTATTGATGCCCCACATTTTGAAATGATGTAATATGGCTCGTGAATTAACAGAACGTCAACAAAAGTTTTTAGATGTACTTATGGATGAGGCAGGTGGCGATGTTACTATGGCTAAAAAACTTGCTGGGTATTCGCCCAATACACCTAACCGTGAAATAACTAATAGTCTTAAAGAAGAGATTATTGATGTAACACACAGCTACTTAGCACGTAATGTACCTAAAGCTGCAATGGCTATGGTTAGTGCTTTATATGATCCTACTGAGCTAGGTATTCGTGATAAGATGTCTGCAGCTAAAGAACTACTAGATCGTACTGGTTTAGTTAAAACTGAGAAGATGCAGGTAGAAGCTAAAGGTGGCGTTATGTTAATGCCAGCTAAACAAGCACAGGATGACGATGACTAAACCATTAGGACAATGGAAACTACCACAACCGACTGACCTACAAGAAGACAATGAATGGGTTCCTATTCCACGTGTAGCAAGAACAATACCATTTGGATATGAATTAGATCCAGAAGATGACGGAATACTCTTGCCAATTGATAACGAACTTGATATGCTTGTAAAAGCCAAGAAGTACTTAAAGCAGTACTCGTATCGTGAGGTTGCCAACTGGCTAACCCGAAACACTGGCAGAACCATATCTCACGTAGGATTAAAGAAACGGTTAGATAATGAGCGAAGAAGAAAAAACAAAGCTGGAAGCCTACGCAGATGGGCAGACTATGCGAAAAAGGCAGTCGCCAAAGCGGAAGAAATTGAACGCAACCGCATCGGGGCGAAAGCGCAAGACAACGATAACCAAGAAACAAACGCAGCCTGAACCAGCTAGAATAGTAGAACCTGAATTAGCACCTATAGAAGAACAGCATAATGTAATATTTAAACCTAATGCTGGACCACAAACAGACTTCTTAGCTGCAGGTGAACGTGAGGTACTCTATGGTGGCTCTGCAGGTGGTGGTAAGTCATATGCTATGTTGGCTGACCCATTACGCTTTATGGGGCACCCAGCTTTTTCAGGATTGCTGCTACGGCATACTACAGAAGAACTAAGGGAACTTATCTTTAAATCTCAAGAAATGTATCCCAAGATATGGCCCGGTATTAAGTGGTCAGAACGTAAGATGCAGTGGACTGCGCCCTCTGGTGCGAGGTTGTGGATGTCCTACTTAGATAAAGAAGATGATGTTCTGCGTTACCAAGGTCTGGCATTTAGTTGGATAGGCTTTGACGAACTTACTCAGTGGCCCTCGCCTTTTGCGTGGAACTACATGAGATCTCGTCTACGGTCCACTGCAACTGACTTGCCTGTATACATGAGAGCTACTACTAACCCCGGTGGTAGAGGACATCATTGGGTTAAAAAAATGTTTATTGACCCTGCACCTTATGGTAAAGCTTTTAATGCGACAGACATTGAAACAAATGAAGTATTATCTTATCCTGCTGGACATGCCAAAGCTGGTAAGCCTTTATTCAAACGTAGGTTTATACCTGCCCGTCTTTCCGATAATCCTTACCTAGCTGAACAGGGTGACTACGAAGCAATGCTTCTATCTTTACCTGAACAACAACGTAGACAGTTACTAGACGGTGATTGGGACATTAAAGAGGGTGCAGCATTTACAGAGTTTGATAGAAACATACATGTGATAGAACCTTTTAACATACCAAGTAATTGGGTAAAGTTTAGAGCATGTGACTATGGGTATGGAAGTAAATCGGGTGTAATATGGTTTGCAGTAGCTCCGAATGAACAATTGTATGTTTATAGAGAATTGTACGTAAGTAAAGTATTAGCTGCAGATTTAGCAGATATGGTGTTAGATTTAGAGGCTGAAGATGGAAATATTAAGTATGGCGTTCTTGATAGCTCTTTATGGCACAAGCGTGGTGATACTGGCCCGTCACTGGCTGAACAAATGATTCAACGTGGATGTCGTTGGCGTCCATCTGATAGATCTAAAGGCTCACGTGTAGCTGGTAAAAACGAAATACACAGACGGTTACAAGTTGACGAATTTACAGAAGAGCCTCGTATGGTGTTTTTTAATACTTGTACCAATATTGTTGCTCAACTACCTGCCTTACCACTCGACAAAAGAAACCCAGAGGATATTGACACTACCTCCGAAGATCACTTGTACGATGCTTTAAGGTATGGTATTATGTCAAGACCACGATTTAGTATATTTGATTATGATCCAAATGGTATGTCATCAGGTGGTATGCGAGTAGCAGATGCTACTTTTGGTTATTAACGGCACAGTCGTAATTACGCTTATGGCGAAGGAAAAATAAATGGAAGAAGATACAGAAGGCTTTATTGAAGATGATGCTATCGTTTTAGAAGATAGTGAAGATTCTACAGTAGACGATGCACAGACTGCTAATATTATTCCGTTTATTATGGAAAAATATAATCGTGCAGAAGATTATAGACAGCAAGATGAAGACCGTTGGTTACGTGCTTATCGTAACTATCGTGGTATCTATGGTCCAGATGTGCAGTTTACAGAAGCTGAGAAATCACGTGTCTTTATAAAGATCACTAAAACTAAAACTCTTGCTGCCTATGGTCAGATTGTAGATGTATTATTTGCAGGGCAGAAGTTTCCTTTAACTGTTGATCCTACAGAATTGCCTGATGGTGTAGTTGAAGATGTATCCTTTGATCCAGCAGAACCTGATAATATTCGTGAAGATGGTAAAGATAAAATAATTAGTCCGTATGGATTTAAAGGTGATGGCATGGAGTTCCCAAAGGGTGCTACAGCTAAAACACTTAATGAAATGCTTAACCCTGAGTTACGGGATAAACTAGAGCCTATTAACAACCTAAAAGAGGGAGCAGGTAAAACGCCTAGCTCCTTTACGTTTAGTCCAGCAATGATTGCAGCTAAGAAGATGCAAAAGAAAATACAAGATCAACTAGAAGAATCTAGTGCTTCTAAACATCTACGTAGTACTGCATTTGAAATGGCATTATTTGGTACTGGCGTAATGAAAGGTCCGTTTGCTGTAGATAAAGAGTATCCTAATTGGGATGATGAAACTGGTGAATACTCTCCTGTATTTAAAACAATCCCACAAGTATCTCATGTATCTGTATGGAACTTTTATCCAGATCCAGATGCAAACAATATGGATGAAGCGCAGTATGTAATTGAGCGCCATAAATTATCTCGTTCACAAATGAGAGCACTAAAGAAACGCCCTTACTTTAGAAGCACTGTAATTGATGAAGCAATTCAACTAGGCGAAAACTATAACAAAGAATACTGGGAAGATGATTTATCAGACTATGCACCAGAGCATGGTGTAGAACGTTTTGAGGTACTTGAGTATTGGGGTACTGTAGATGTAGACATGCTTATGGATCAAGGTGTAGATATTCCTACAGAGATGCAGGATATTGATGAGTTACAAGCTAATGTATGGATATGTA